TTTACGGGTAAAAAAGCTAAAAAATTATAATTTACGGGAATTTTACGGAAATATGCCATATAAACAACCCCCAAAAGAACATCAATTTAAAAAAGGAAACCCCGGTAAGCCGAAAGGAGCAAGAAGCTTTAAGACCATTTTTCGTGAAGCGGCAAAAGAGGTCGCTGAGGCTCTTAATTTAGGAAAAGATCCAGATGCAATTCAAATACAATTAGTAAAAAGAGGTATTAAAGAGGGGATGACTGGAAATTATTCATTTTACAAAGATTTGCTTGATAGATTGTATGGTAAACCAAAAGAAACAATTGATATTGAAGGGGGCCAACAGCAAAATATAAACATTTTATTTTTAGCTAATCTTCTAAAAAAAGCCGACAATGAAACAAGAAAAAAATATATCTCACTTGTTAGAGAACTTAACGCAAGAGCAGGCGATGGAGATAGTCTATCAATTAGATCTTCCACTGATGATAGAGGACAAGATTTACAAGAATTATCCGAAAGCAATAGCAAATAATTGGAAACTTGGAGAACTTCACAATGAATGGAATGAAATTTTGCTTAATTATAAAAAAATAAACATTAAAGCCCCACGGGACCACTTAAAAACATTTTTCTTTTTTGAGGCAAGGGCATTGCAATTGTGTAGTTTTTATCCAGATATTGAAATAAGATATTTTACTGGTTCTGATGCATTAGCAATTGAAAAACTAAATAATGTTAAAAAATTTGCTAAACTTCCACCATTTGAAAAATTATTAAGGGGAGCAGACATTGATAATAAAACAGAGATAAGGTTTGGGAATGATAGCAGAATCTATGTTCAGGGATATATGAGTAAGATGAGGGGTGGCCATCCTGATTATATTATTCTTGACGATGTGGTTGATGTGCAGGTTATTTATTCAGATGAGCAGAATAAAAAAGCAAAAGAAAGGTTAGTTAGTGAAATTCTTCCAATGGCAGAACCCCATACGCAAATAGTTATAATTGGGACAATGCAAAGAGAAGACGATATTTATTCAGTTGACTTAGGAGAAGATTCAATTTCAAAAACATATGACGCCATTGTGGATGAAGAAAAAAAGATAACGCTATTTCCTCAAAAATGGAGTTGGAAAGAATTAATGAAAAAGAAAAAAGAAATTACTTCTGTTTTTGGTGAAAAATGGTTTTTAAAAGAATATAGAAACCTGCCAATTAATCTTTTGGGAGAAATTATTAAGCCAGAATGGATTAAGTATTATAGTGAACTCCCCAAGGATTTAACAATTTATTCTGGTTGGGATTTGTCTGTTGGAAAGGATATAGACCAGGGAGACTATACTGCAGGCATTACAGTTGGAGTTGACCGTCAGCAAAATATTTATATTATAAATGTTTTTAGGGACAGAATTGACTTTCCAATAAGATTAAGAAAAATTGTAGAGCTTGCCAAGGTTTATAGACCGCAAGTGATTAAAATTGAAGAAAATGTTTTTCAGGCAGATACAGTTCAAATGCTAAAAAGAAATACTGCATTAAATATAAAAGGAATTAAAACGACAAAAAATAAAATTGAAAAGTTTACATTTGAATTAGCACCATTATTTGAAAATGGAAAGGTCTTTTTAAAAAAAGATGATCCAATGCAAGAAATATTTAGGCAAGAATTGCTTTCGTTGCCAAGGGGGAGCCACGATGATATGGCTGATGCTTTTTGTTTGGCAATTGAGGGGCTTCCTTTTAAAGTAAATGTTGAAGATATTGCATTTTTTATATGAAAAAAGAAATTAGAGAAAATTTGCTCATTTCAGTTGGACTTAAAAAAAATGCATTTGGCATAACCTCTCCAGTTCTGTGGGGCTATCTTCCGGCAGAAATAGAATGGACGAATGGCAAAAAAGAAAAAGCATTTTTAGTTGAGTTTATAGAGTTGCCACCAGAAGGAAATTTAGTAAAAGTGCTTGGGAAAAAATTTGCTAAAAAAATAATGGCAAAAGAAATTCAAGATAAATACTCAGTTGAGTTGAGAGATAAATTAGAGAGACAATTAACCGCACTTAATAGACATAAAAGATTAAATGGAAAAAAAATAAAATCATTTAAAATTCTTTCTTACGAAAAATGGAAAAAAACACCCCAGCTGAACATAGAAGAGAAATAATGAAAGAGATAGAAAAAATACTCTCAAAATTGCCAACTTGCAAGATTATTATTTATCAAAATAAATATCGAATTGAATATGAAGTAATTCAAAAAAAGCATTACCAAGAAAAAATTGATATTATGATTATTTAGGTCTTGACAAAAAATTTAAAATGAATATAATGAATTAACAATTTAATCAGGCATCATTTTGATGCAAACCGAGCTACTCGGGAAACACCCGACAGCCCACCCAGAAGTCAATTATTTGACTTGAATGGTGGGCTATTTTTAATTATATGACATTTAAAGACATTATTTCATTTTTAAGAAGACCAATTAGTTTTAAGGCAAAAAATGATTTGCCATACGGATCAATAAATGCTGTTGGTACAATGGGATTTCAGTTGGGAGAACTTGAGGATTTTGAATATTATACTTCTTGGGGATATGCCTGCATTTCAAAAATTGCACAAGGAATAGCAAATAGCGATTGGAGGCTTTTTGAATTAAAAAGTAATAATGAGGTTGTTGAAATAGAAGACCACGAACTTTTAGCCCTTTTAAAAAATCCAAATCCCATAATGTCAGAATATGATTTTAAAGAAATGATAATTACTCTTGGTGAAATTTATGGGAGAATGCCGTTAGTTATTTTTAGGGATAGCACGGGAAAGCCAAATGAATTGTGGCCAGCCCTGCCGCCATCCTTAAAAATAAAAAAAGTTGATGAAAATGGTTATCCATTAGTTTGGGAATATAGTTTTGGTAATAAAAAAGTTGAATATAAAAATGAAGACATAATTGACCTTAAATATCCAAGTCCGAAAAATCCAGTTATTGAAGCCAATGCACCACTTGAGGCAATTAAAAAGTCACTTAACCTTGAAATGTATATGACAGATTGGAATATTGGATTAATGGAAAACGATGCAAGACCACCAATGATAATTAAATATCCAGAACCATTGACCGAAGAACAAAAAGAAAAACTGCAAGAAATGTTTAGACAACAATATCAGGGATTTAATAGGGCATACAAAAAAGTTCTTGTTTTGACTGGTGGGGCAGAAGTTGATTCTAGGGGATACAGTCCAAAAGAATTAGATTTCTCTTCTTCACGGGACCAAATAAGAGACAAAATACTTTCTTCTTTCGGTGTGCCAAAATCAATTTTAGGATTAGAGTCAAATGTAAATAGGGCATCAATGGAGCAAGCAGAAATTAATTTTGCAAAATACACATTAGAGCCAAAACTTAAAAAAATAACTAGCCAATTAAACAAAAAAATAGTTCCAGAGTTTGGTGAAAATCTTTGGCTTGATTTTGAGCCGTTAGTTTTTGAAGACAAAGAAATTCAATTATTAAGATATGATAAAGCAGTTAATCGATGGATGACGATTAATGAAATTAGAAAAGAGATTGGGTTGCCAGAGGTAGACGGTGGAGATTATCTTTATATGTCATTTAATGTAATGCCGGTTGGGGGTTCAAAAGGTGAAAGAGTAATAAAAGTTAAGACACCAAAGGCTGGGTTAAATCTTAAAATACAAAAGACTATTAGAAAAAATATCTTGGCAAGAAATTTAAATCAGCGAAAAATTGAAAAAGAAATAGAGCAAAAATTTGAACAAAAAATAAAGACCAAAATAAAAGAAAAAAGAAAGGCAAATAAGGTTTTAATTATTTCAAAAAAAAAGCAAATTTCGCAAGAAGCAAAAGAAAAATTTTATGAAACAAGAACAAAAAAGAAAAGAATACTGGAAGAGGAGTGGCGAAAAGCAATTACTAAATTATTTAAAAAACAAAAAGAAAAAATTATCGAAAGGCTAAAAAGAAGAAAATCATTAGTTAATAATATCTTGCCACCAAAACAAAGAGAGATTAGGGCAACAATAAAAATAATTGAACCACTTTATTATCAAACATTAATGGCTGGTGCCGAAGATGCGTCAAGATTAGTGGGGGAAGAAATAATTGATATTATTAATTTACCACAAACAAGAAGGTGGGTAGAAAGAATAGCAAAAGAATATGCAGAAGAAATTACAGATACCACATTTGAAGATTTGGCGGCTCTTTTAAAAGATGGATTAGAACAGGGATTGGGAGTATATGAGTTGGGAAATAATATTGAGGATTATTTTAGCGAAATTGGTTCTTATAGGGCAGATATGATTGCAAGAACGGAAACAGCAAGAGCAACAATAGAGTCGCACGCAATTATTTGGGATGAACTTGGATTTGAAAAAGCAGAGTGGTTGCTCGGACCAAATCCTTGTGAAATTTGTCAGGAAATGGAAAAAAGAGAATGGTTAATAAATGAAATTAGGGATGAAATTCCAGTTCATCCAAATTGTGAATGTGATTTCACACCATTAGTTGAATAAAGGTCACAAAAAAATAATTAAAAATATGCCAACAGAATACCAAACCAAAGCAAAAGGAATTGAATACAAAAACTATCACGCAGAATATAAAGTTAAGGAAAGGGGTATAATTGAAGCATATGTTAGCATTTTTAACAATGTTGATTCGCAAAATGAAAGAATTTTACCAGGAGCATTTAAAGACAGTCTAAAAAGAAAGCTTCCAAAGGGAGTTTGGATGCATAATTGGGAAAAGCCAATTGCAACCACTATTTCTGCTGTTGAAGATGAAAAGGGGTTAAAAATTGTCGGCAAATTAATATTAACCGTTCAGCAAGCCAAAGAGGCATATGAGTTAATGAAAGAAGGAGTAATTGATGAATTTTCAATTGGGTATAAGGTAGAAGAAGACGAGATCGATAAAAATGGTGTTAGAAACCTAAAAAAACTTACTTTATATGAGTGGTCTCCGGTTTTGGTTGGGGCAAATGACCAAACAGAACTTATTTCAATTAAATCATTAGAAGAGAAGCCCTACCCAAATGAACATTCTTGCAGATTAGAGGATCCATCTAAATATGAAAAATTTTCAAGGAAAAATTGTGCAGCAAAACACGATGGAAAGTGTATAGATTTTATTTACGGAATAAAAGATAATAAAACAGAATTACAGGCAATGAGATTTGATAAAAAAATATGGACAGAGGAAGAGGCAAAAAATTATTGTCAAGAAAAGGGAGGGATATTTGAGCCAGCGGGAGAAAAAGGAGTAATTCCTTATAAAGAATATCCAACGGCAGATGAGGATACTCCCTGGAATGGACCAGAAGAAGTTGCAAATGCTGAAATTGAAGATTTAAAAATAATGTGTGCGTGGTATGATAGCGAAAATCCAGATGTTAAGTCGTCTTATAAGTTGCCGCATCACAGAGCATCAGATTATAAAGTTGTTTGGAATGGCGTGAGGGCAGCAATGGCGGCTTTGCTTGGAGCAAGGGGCGGAGTAAATATTCCAGAAAGCGACAAAAAAGGAGTTTATAACCACCTTGCAAAGCATTACAAACAATTTGATAAAGAAGTTCCACCATTTAAAGAGATAGAAGAAGAAGAAACGGGAAAGAAAGAAGGGAGGGTTTTATCTGCCAAAAATAGAGCAATTATTAAAAAAGCAATTGATGTTTTAACAGAATTATATAATGCGACAGAACCACCTACTGACCAAGAAAAAACACTTAATGCTCCCCAGGAGTGGGAGAAGAAGGTCGAGCCAATTCCTTATAGCCACAAAAAGCTTATAAGGATCAGGAACACAGCAAAGCAACTTCACAGAGATAGTGAAGTATTGCTTAGAATAATAAAACAATAAAAAAATGGAAGACAAAAAAAGTGAAGTAATGGAACAGAAAGAGGAGGTTTTGACGCTTGATGAGTTAAAGGGGATAATGAAAGAAACCGTTGCTGAAACCACAAAAAGTATTGAGGAAGAAATAAAGAGAATAAAGGAAGAATTAAAGAGCCAGAAAGAAGTAAAAGAAGAAAACGATCCAGAGGTTTCAAAGAAATTTATTAAAGATCTTATTGAGGGAAAGGCAATTAGTACGCAGTCTACGTCTTTTGGGTATACGGTTCCTACTTCTCTTGCCAATAAGGTTCTTGAAAAAAGAGACAAGATTGCAAAAGTAAGACCAAGAGCAACTACATTTAAAATGTCGGGAAAGTTTGATTTACCAGTTGAATCAACAGCCGTTACTGCTTATCATGTTGGTGAAAATGTCCAGGTGACAGAAAGTAATCCAACTATTGGAAAGAAGAGTTTAGATGATTGGTATTTGGCCGCAAGGGTATTAATCCCCTACAAACTTTTAGACACATCTGCAATAAACGTTGAGGCATTTGTTTCAAATCTTTGTGGAAGAGCACTTGCCAACCTTGAAGAAACTGATTTTGTCGCTGGAGACGGAAGTTCAAAGCCAAGAGGATTTAGACAAGAATCAGTTGGCACGGTTTATTTGGAGGGGGACACCCTTGCTTATGATGATTTAGTTAATTTGTATTATGAGTTAAAAGAACAATATAGGCAGGGAGCCGTATTTATCACATCAACTGCTGGAGTGAAATTAATTAAGAGAATTAAAGATGAAAACGGAATGCCAATTTTCAATGTTACAGACAATACAGTATTCGGCAAACCATTAATCGAAACAGAGGATATTCCTTCAAATCTTGGAACCTCTGGAAACGAAACAGAGATTTGGTTTGCAGACCTTTCTTATTACTGGATTAAAGATGGTGTTGAAATGATTGCAGAAAGGGATAAGATAATTGATTATATGCAATCAAGAATAGTATTTCACGAAGCAGTTGATGGTTGTGTAGTTTTGTCAGACGCTTTCAAGGTATTAACCGGCGTTAAATAATTGGGTTCTTATAGACTGTTGCTGTGATCTTTAATGGTCCAGCAACAGTAATAAGTATCCAATATGATAAAAATTTTAGTCAGGTTTTTAGAACCCCATACGCCATATAAGGCTGGAGATGTTTGTTGGATTACAATCGAAGAATATAATCGGTTATCAAGACAAAAAAGGGTTGAAAAGTTTGAAGAAAAAGAGTTTTTTCCACTTGAGGGAATAACCAGAACGATGGCTGATTATAGTGCAAATATTTCACAAAAACCACTGCCAAAGAAGCCAAAAGGAGAGGATTTAATTTGTCCAATTTGTGGTAAAAAGTATAAGGCAAAAAGATGGGTAAAAAGTCATTTAAAAAAGGTTCACAAAATAGGATAGTTTATATTGGAAACTTCAGACCACCCCACTCAACCGAGAACCACATTAAAAAAACATTTGAGGGACTTGGCTGGGAGGTCATTCCCGTTCAGGAAGATGAAATAAGAAGACCAGAGGAGGTGCTTGAGAAAACTGGTGGGTGTAAATTTTTGTTATATACCAGAACCTGGGCGAGAACAGGACTGTTATATGGAGAAATTTTGCGGCACATTAAAATTCCAACGGTTTCATTTACCTTGGATTTATATTTTGGAATATCACGAGGAGTAGGAATAGAAAACGATACATTTTTTCAATCAGATTATGTTTTTACAGCAGATGGTGGACACTCAAAAGAATTTAAGGAAAAAGGAATAAATCATTATTGGTTATCACCAGGAGTATATGACAAGGAGTGTTATTTGGGAACAAAGAAACAAGCATTTGAAAAAGATGTGGTTTTTGTTGGAAGTTATAGATACCACGCAGAATGGGGATATAGAAGAGTATTAATTGATTTTTTAAGAGAAACTTATCAAGACAGATTTAGATTATGGGGAGATGCAGACTGTATTAGGGGAGACGACTTAAATAATCTTTATGCAAGTGCTAAAATTGCTGTTGGAGATAGTTTGTATTCGCCATATTATTGGTCTGATAGAATTCCAGAAACGCTTGGAAGGGGAGGATTTTTAATCCACCCCAAGGTTGAGGGGCTTGAAAAGCAATATAGATATTATGAGCACTTCGTTCCGTATTGGTATGGAGACTTTAAAACATTGAAAATGATAATTGATTATTATCTTAAGCACGATGAAGAAAGAGAAAAAATAAGAATTGCGGGACATCAATGGGTTAAAAAAAACCATACTTATCGCCATAAAGTTTTACAGATGTTAAATATTTTAAAAAAAGATGGAGCAATTTAAAACATTAGTATTGGGAATTGGCAGATGGGAAGAGCCACTGGCAAAAGGAGAGATTGTAGGGGTTGACATAGTTAAGACAGAAAAGGTTGATATTATTTGGGATTTAAATCAGTTTCCTTATCCATTTAATGATAAGGAATTTGATTTGGTTATTTTAAGGGATGTTCTTGAGCACCTAAATGAGCCATTAAGGGTAATGGAGGAAGTGTGGAGGGTGTTAAAAGATAATGGCAAGGTTTTTATAAGGGTTCGAGATGCAGACCACCCAGAAATTGGTTGGAGGGATATAACCCATAAAAGATTATTTACGCTTGAAACGTTTGATATATTTGACCCATATAAAGAATATTGTCAAAATTTTGGATATATTACCAAGGCAAGATTTATTGTTATTAAAAGAAAAAAGAAAAATAAAGGATTAGAATTTTGGCTTCAAAAATATGAGAATAGCAATGTTAGGTAGAGATAATAATAGGGGACTTGGAATTCAATCTTGGGAATTTTATAGACATATTAACCCCCAAAAAACTTTGATAGTTGAGATAAACGAGAAGAAAACATATAGAGAAAGATTTCCAGATGCTAAATTTTGCACCTTACAAGATATAGAAAAAAATATAGATTGGCTTTTAGATGGGGTTGATTGTATTGTATCTTTTGAAACTTGGTATTATAAATGGCTTCCCAAAATAGCAAGACAGAAAGGGGTTAAGACATTTTTACAATTAAATTATGAGTGGCTTGATGACGAAGCAGACATATACCTTGCACCAAGTTTATGGCATTTTGAAGATATACCATCGCCCAAAATATATTTACCAGTTCCAATCAATAGAGATGTTATTCCATTTAAAAGAAGAAGAGTGGCAAAAAAGTTTTTTTATAATTATGGCAATTCTTATGGTGGATATGACAGAAACGGATTTGAGATAATAAGAAAAGCAATTCCATTAGTTAAAAACGATGTTAAATTTATAATCAAAAGCCAAGAGGAAATACCCAAAATAAATGACCCGAGGGTTGAATATATTATTGAGGACAAAGACAATTATTGGGAAGCATATAACGATGGAGATGTATTATTGTTTCCAAGAAGGTATGGCGGATTATCTTTAATTCTTAATGAAGCAATGGCATCGGGAATGGCAATATTATCATTAGATGTTAAGCCACAAAACTTATTTTTACCAAATAGATTATTAGTTAAGCCAACATCAAAAACAATTCAAACAATAAGAAAACCAATTGAGGTATATGATGTTGAGCCAAAACTGTTTGCCAGAGCAATAGATGACATCGCAAACAAAGATATTTCAAAATATTCAAATATATCAAACATAATAGCAGAAAATTGGTCGTGGCAAAAACTTAAAAAACAATATATTAAAATTTTATGTCAGAATTAGTAAGTTATGCATTAACAACGGTAGAAAAAGTTAAAACTTATCTTGGAATTAGCGTTTCAACAGACGATACTCTTTTAGAGAGGTTGATTAACTTTGCAACTGATTTTATTGAGGAATATTGCCAAAGAAGATTTTTAAAGACAACTCATGAGGAAATTTATGATGGTGATAGTTTTGATAGGGTTCTTTATTTAAATCAGTATCCAGTAATAGAGATAACAAAAATAGAACAAAATGACGGGACAACAGACAATCCAAACTGGACAAGATTAGACGAGGGCGAAGATTATGAAAAATATTTAAACGAAGGAAAGATTTATTTTTATAATCAGGTTAAAGGAAAAAGAAATTATAAAATAACATACGAGGCTGGATACACTATAATTCCTTATGATTTAGAGGGATTGTGCCAAAGATTGGTTGGAAGATTATATGAAAAAAGACAATCAGAGGGACATGCATCAGAGGGGCTTGGACCGGCTAATATTACCTGGGGAAAATTTATTGATGATGAAGATAGATTGATTTTAGAACGCTATAAAAAAGTATCAATATAAAAACATGAAATCGCTTTTTAAAAATGCAATATCTGTTAGCAGATTGGGTACAGTAGTTGGAACAAATAAAGAAGAATATAAACCAAATGGAACAATATACGGGATTATTTTACCAATTGATGCAGAATCGGTTATGTTAAGTGAAGGAAATCCGTCAAAAACTTATATTTTATATACATACCACGATTCAGATATAAAAGAAACAGATAAAGTATCATACAATTCAATTAATTATATTGTAGCGGGCATAAGAACATTTAATTTGTGGGGTATAAAGGTCAAGGAAGTAATAATAGAAGAACTTGAGAGTTAATATGGCAGTATCCATTCATTTACAAGTTAAGGGACTGAATGAGTTAAGAAAAAAATTTGAGCAGGCACCACGGGTTGTTGGTCCAGAGCTTGAAAAAGCGACAAAAGACGCCGGGGCAGTTTTGATGTCCGCCTCTAAAAAAGAAAGTCCAATAAAGACAGGGGCGTTAAGAAGAAGCATAAGTATGAGTTATAAGCCAATTCAGGTTAGCGTTTATACCAATCAAAACTATGCAATTCCTGTTCACGAAGGATACCGAGCACATACAATTTATCCAGTAAGAGCAGGGGCATTAAGATTTAAAACAAAAAGCGGGAAAATAGTTTATGCAAAAAGAGCCAATATTCCAAGATACAAAGGAAATCCATTTTTTAGAAGGGCGGTTAATGATGCAAAAAGAAGGGTAGAGGAAATTTTTGCAAACGCAATAAGCAGAATAATTAAAAAATTATGAGTGATTATTTAAACATAAAATCGGCAATTATAAGCAAACTTCAATCAATATCAGAGATTAAAAATGTTTATGCGTGGGAAAAAGGAGAATTAGAAGGATATCCAAGTGCTGTAATAAGCGGATTTAAAATTGAAACAAATGAATGGAGTGATACCGCTACCAACATAAGAGACTGGGTTTTTAATATTAAAATTTATCAAGAGATTGAAAAAGAAGGAAGAGGGGCAGAAACTGGCGAGGAAATTTTGGATTCTATTACTGATTCAATTATTGATACATTTGATAAAGATAGGCATTTGTCATCGGTTGCTGATATTATTGGAGTATGGGTGGTTGCTGGAAATAGTTGGGTTGACAGAGAATTGAATATGAGGGTTTTAAATTTAGAAATAAAGGTCAGAAAACCCTTTGAAATAATATAAAATACATGCAAAGAAAATTTAAAAATAAGGCAATAAATAAGTTTGAAGACAAAGAATTAAAAGTCGAAACAAAAACAAAGGTCGAGGAGGAAAAATTAAAAGAATTTTTCTTCCCTCTTTTAAATAAAACCGTTAAGGCAAAAAGCCTTGATGAAGCTAAAAAACTATGCCACTTGAAATAGGAGATTCAATAATTTTAGGTGTTGGAATTGAAGCAACAAGAGGAACAGCTGTTACCCCACAGGTTTACATTCCATCAAGAACACCATCTGGCATAATTTCTACGATTGATAAAAAGTTGGTTGAAGAAACAAAAGCAACAAAGTTTGAAAGCTATGGTTCAGAGATAGTTCAGCAAAAAGCAGAGGGCGATTTAGAGTTTAATTTAAGGTATGAATCAATTGGTTATTTATTATTAAGCTTGCTTGGCTCTGTTAGCTCTGCAGCAAAAGCAAGTCCAAATCAAACAGTTTATGATCACACTTTTAGTGTTTTGTCTAACAATGTTCAAAATCCGACATTAACGCTTTCGTTGCAAAAATCAATTCAGGCATATGCTTATCCAAATGCTTTGGTTGGAAAATTAGAAATTAATATTAAGCCAGACGATTTGGTTGTGGCAAAATCATCTTTTATTGCAAAAAGTGAAAGCGAGATTAGTCAGCTTTCTCCAAGTTTTTCAAGCTCTGATAGATATTTTAGACAGCAAGACTGTGTGGTAAAAATTGCTTCAAGTCTTTCTGGGCTTGATACGGCAAATCCAATTAATCTTAAAGAACTCAATTTGTCAATTGAAAATACCGCAAAAGAAGATGAGGTAATTGGTAGTTTAAATCCTGCTGATATTTTGGCATTAAGAATGAAAATTGAGGGAAAGTTAAGTGGAAACTATACTTCCAAAACAAATTATGATGTTTTTAAGGGCGGAAGTTATAAAGCAATGAGAATAGAGATGACAAGAAGCGATATAACAATTGGGTCTGATCAGCATCCAAAACTAAGGATTGATTTACCAAAAATTTCTTTTGAAAAGTATGACCAAAAGAGAGAGCTGGACGATATTGTTTCAGAAGAAATTAATTTTAAGGCTCATTATAGCGAGACAGACGCAAAGGGAATTATTGTTGTTTTGACTAATACCCAAACTGGTTATGTACCAGCATAAAAACGACCCCGTCTTTTTGGCGGGGTCTTAAAGGTCGTTGAGATAAAAATAATTTTATGGAAACGAAAATAATAGAAACCCCGATAGAAAAACATAAAGTTGAGATTAAAAAAACATTAACTGCAAGAGATTTTAGAGAAATTCAGCTGGCAGGGGCAAGCGATGAGATTAAATACAGGTTTAATCAGGCAGAATTTGAAGCAATGAAAAGATCTGGAGAAATTGAAATAACTCTTTTGGATGCATTTAAGATGTCAAACGCAGAAGAAGATGCAAAAATTAATACATTAGTTGTTTCAGTTGATGGAGTTAAAGAAAATCTAAATGAAGTGGTTCTTAATTTTTGCAAGAGTGATTTTGATTTTGTTATGGCAGAAATCAATAAAATTATAGAGGGAGATAAAAAAAAACAGAGGATAGTAGAAAATACTACAAATCAGGAAAGCTAACCTACGAAATGATGGTTGCGATTATTTGTGAAAAAACTGGCTGGACTTATGATGAGTTTTTGGAACAACCACAATGGCTTATTGAAACAATTCTAGCAAAGGAAAATGAAGATAGAAAGGCAGAAATTGAAGAGTTGAGAAAAATCAAGAAATAAAATGACAAGAGAAACATTACAAATTATAATTGATGCAATAGATAAAACAAGTTCCACCTTTGGGGGAGTTGAGAGCAATATAAAAAATATTGAAGAGAAGATTCATTCTGTTGGGAAAACAATGCAAAGTGTGGGTACAAAAATGATGGCCGCCGGAACTGCAATGGCTGGTGCTTTGGTTTTTGAAGGGAAAAAAGCACTTGATTCTTATATGAAACAAGAAAATGCAGTAAGAAGACTGGAGGGAGCCTTAAAAAATGTAAAAACAGCAAGAGATAATGATATTACCTCATTATTGGCACAGGCTGATGCACTTCAAAAAGTAACAAGATTTAGTGATGAACAAATAATATCAGCACAGGGTATATTAGCAACCTTTCAACTAAATCAAAAACAAATTGAAAGATTAACTCCATCTTTGATTGATATGGCAGAGGGGATTGCAAGAGTTGATGGCTCAATGCCAGATCTTGAGCAAAATGCGATAATGGTTGCAAAAGCACTTGGTGGTGAAGATATTGAGGGATTAACTGGTGCATTAAGGAGGGTTGGTGTAATAATGACACCAACTCAACAGCAAATCTTAAAAACAGGGACAATGGAGCAAAGGTTAAATATTATGACTGAAATACTTAGACAGAATTTTGGTGGTCTTGGCGAGGAAATGGGCAAGACAACCTCTGGCAATATAGCTCAAATGCAAAATGCACTTGACGATCTTCAAGAAACTATTGGCGAGACGCTTGCTACTGCATTAACTCCTTTTATTAAAAAAATAACAGAATGGGCACAAAGACCAGAAACAGTAGAGATGTTTAAAAAACTGGCGGGGGCTGCAGTTGAATTTGGGCGGGTTATTGCGGCATTTGTGATGCCAATTATAATGAAGATAATTAATAAATTTGAGGAATGGACAAGCAAACACCCCGAACTTATTAAGGCTGTTTTAGCGGTTATAAGTGTATTAATAGGATTTGGAACAATACTAACCATGTTTGGTGCTATTATGGGAGCACTTTCTTCTCCGATTTTAATAGTTATTGGATTATTAACTATTATTGGTGCAGCAATTTATGTAGTGGCACGAAATTGGCATGGAGCAATGAGTACAATATCTAACCTATGGCACGCTTATGTGGTAATACCCCTGCATACGGCTTGGATAGAGATACAAACAAAATTAAAAACTATTTATGATTTTTTTCAATATATCTGGTTTAGAATATCAGCTGTAACATATGGGATTTGGAGCGGAATTGTTAATGGAATAAAGGGATTTATCAATAGCATTATTAGGGCAATAAACGGAATGATAAGTGGATTAAATAAAATACACATTAGTATTCCAGGTTGGGTTCCGGGCCTGGGTGGAAAATCTCTTGGATTTAATATAGGTTATATTCCTTATTTGGCAGAAGGGGGATTAATTACACAACCAACTTTAGCAATGGTGGGTGAGGCAGGACCAGAAGTGGTTGTTCCATTAAACAAAAGCGGAATTGGAAATATAACAGTTATTGTTAAAGACAATACGTTCGTTAACCTAGATGAGGTTGTTGATAGGGTAGATAGGGTTCTTGCTGAAAGATTAAGAAATAGAATTAAATTAGCTTATTAATATGTCAATTACAGTTAAAATAAACGGAATAGATAAGACAAATTATTTTAAAAAAGTGTCAGTTAAAAATAATTTGAATTCCGATCCAGATACTGCGGAACTGGAATATTATATCTATGGAAACAGGGATCCTGGGATTGATGGCAATGACGATATTGCTATTTATGATGGAGCCAGCAAGATTTTTGGTGGGATAATAACAAAGATTTCAAAATCATTAGAAGGAGGGCTAGTAAGGTGCAGGGCAGAAGCAAAGGATTATTCAGAAATAATGGATGGTAGAATTGTTTTTGAGATATTTGAAAAAAAAACAGTTAATTACATTATTGATTACCTTGTTAATAATTATTTAACCGATACTGGAATTACGATGAATAATGTTAATTGCGATGCCGAAATTGCTTATATTGTATTTAATGGAAAGCCGGTCTCAAAGTGTATCGATGAACTGGCGGATTTAATTGGCTATTGCTGGTATATTGATCCAGATAAAGATATTCATTTTTTTGCAAGGGGTGAAGAAACTGCACCGATGAACTTAACAGATACAAGTGGCGGATATGTGTTTGATAGTTTAGAAATAAATTTTGACTGGAGCAATATTATTAATAGCGTTATAATTGATGGTGGTTCTTTTTTGGGAGAAGCCCAAAGACACGATTTTGTTGTGTGGGAAAGTGATTTTTCAGATTATAGGAGAGAATGGCCAACAGTAATAGAATATGGAGAAAAACCATCAGTTTATAAGGATTATGGAACTTATATGGAATATCAATATAGTGTCGGTGTTAATGGATTAGATAATCCAAATGATTATGAGGTTATGTGGGACTTTAATGGAAAATGGATTAGGTTTAGAGAAGATTGTAGACCAACAATTACTGATAAAATTACATTAATTGGAAGAGAGATTGTTCCAATAAGATTGTTGGCAAGTGACCAAGAATCAATTAACCAATATGGAATTCGCCAAAAATATGAGATAAATAAGAATATTTTAAGTTATGCACAGGCAGCCCAATATGCTGCATCAATTATGGATGCTTATAAAGATCAGATTTGTGAGGGAGGGTTTAAAAGCACAACATCAGGATGGAGGGCTGGGCAACTTCTTAATATAAATTCAACAATAAGGGGAGTTAATCAGGATTTTATTATCAAAAGTGTAGATTTTAATATGAGAACACCAACTGATTTTGAATATAATGTTTCATTAATAACACAAAAGACATTGGGGGTTGTAGATGTTCTTCAAAAAATATTGCTTGATAAGGCAAAAGAGCTCGACATTGATAAAAGTGCCATCATTACTAAGCACGGACAACATTCAGAAAGTTTAATATTTGACGAGTCAGTATCAAAAACACTTGGGACCACAGAACCGACTTATGTTATTGGAGAGCATTTTTCAAGTAATCCCTGGCCAACCGACACAATAAGAACAGCAGTAATTGATGGCGGGGCAAAAATTTCTTAAAAATATGAAAAAGTCAGAATTTATATTTAAAAATGAAAGGGTCAACATATATAAAATTAAAGATTGTAGGGAGTATAGAAAACTTTTAAAAAACGGTGAGATTGATAAAATCAAAAAACTTGCTTATTTTAAATCAACCAAGCACAACTTGATTACTAATAAGGGGCTCGAAAGAATTGCGAGAGTATTGGCTGGGAATGTTAATTTGAGTATTGTCGAGATTGCACCATCAATTTGTGCAATTGGCGACGGAACAGGAACGCATACAGCATCATCAACCCAACTTTTTTCAGAGAAATATAGAAAATATGTTTCATCAAGGGAATCATATCAAAATAAGTTTTTGATTTTATCACATTATTTGCCAGAAGAGTGCACAGGGCAATTTACAGAAGAGGGTATTTTTATTGCGGGAGATGTTGAAACGGCAAATAGTGGAGTTTTGCTTTCTGTGATTGCTTTATCACAATCAGAGGGAAACAAAACAAATACTAATGCATTAATTATTGAGAGATTATTCACTCTCTCTTCTTCTTAAAATTATAATAACATTATAAAATTATGGCAATAACATCAAACAATATACCCCGCCCCCCACGTGAAATACCTGGCCAAGGTGGCGGTGCATCCTTGACTGGTTGGTGTATTGATAAAAATTCTATAATTCTTGGAAATGGGTGTTATATTGGAGCATTTGGAATATCAAATGGTGGAGATCTTATTAGTTGGTTTGGCAATATTCAATTTGATGAATACGGAAGAATTAAAAATATTTATGGTGATAACGTATTGGGATTTTCAAGGGTAGTTGCTGGAAGTCCCTTGGTTTTCCCAGCAAATCATGATACAGTAATGTTGGGGGCTTCAAATTATAGGTTTAAAGATGGATATTTTGTAAATATTCATTCTTCCGGTGGGTTTACAACTGGCGATTTAATCTTTAAAAATAATTGGGTTATTACAGAGGAGGACGAAAGCCTAGTTTTTATCAATCCAAAAGGAAAAAAGGTGCTGGAGTTAACTCCCGATGGAGAATTTAAAAAAATAAAAGACAATAAAATATATGATAATGCTAAAAGATTTAATGAGGGGGCTAAAGAACATCAACTTAAAGAACCAGAAGAAAAACCTAAAGGTCTTTAAATAAGAAAAAATAAAAAATTATGTCAATTTATTCTGGAGCAAATTTAACAATTGAAAATCTACGTGATGGATGGATACAACCAAATGAAACTTGGTCTTATTCCTCTTGGAATTCCTCTACAAGAATTGGTGTAATTACTGTTCCTTCTGACGCAACCCAAAGATACACAAAGGGAATGAGAATTCGTATTACTCAACAAACTGATGGTACAAAATATGGAATAATTACAGCGGTTACTTCAACAACTATAACGGTTTATTTTGGTCCAAATTATACATTGAATAACGAGGCAATTACCAATCCAGCATTTACCCTCACCAAAGAATTATGTTCTTATCAGACGAGTAGGCATTATTATGAATATGTTACTTCAAGCAAAACCTATATTGATATTACTAATCTTATAATTGATAGGGGTTTTAATCATACCTGTTATTTCTCGCTGAATTTAAGAAATGCCGCTTCTTCATCGGCAAGATTTTCTTTATTTTTTAATGGGAACTATACACAGACAAATTATTATACACAATATCTTACTGTCGCTGGAACAAGCACTAGTGCAGGAAGGGATAATAATTCAACGATTGCTTATTTAAATAGTACAGAAAAAGGAAGTATAACTGGATTTATTCAGATAGCAACTGATTCTTATGCCAAGTTTTATTCCTCTGTAGTACAGGGGGCACCATCAGGTGTTTTCTTAAATTATCGGGCTGGTGCTGCAAATTTTGCTTGTAATCCAATCACCTCAATTCGTCTTTCTTCGGACCAAACCAATGGAATATCTGTAGATAGTATAATTCATTTTTGGATACCATAAAAATATGTAAGAAAAACAATGTCGCAATTAATAATTCTTTTTGTTTGTGCTTACCTATAACTATGCCAGAAAACAATTACAATAAAAAACAAGATATTGAAATTGCGATTATAAAGAGAGATATTCATTATATTAAAGAAGATATAAAAGAGATTAAGGACAATCATCTTAAATGCATACAAGAAGAAATAGAAAACCTAAAGGACGTGGTTTTAAAGCAACCG